AGGCGGCGCAGTACGTCCAGACTCAATCCGCGGCAACGTCGCAGGTCTTGATCTATACGTCACAGCAAACGTACCGTCAGCAAATGACACTGACAAAGATGACTCAATGTTGATTATTAACCCAAGTGCTTACACATGGTACGAGTCACCAACCTACCGCTTGCGTGCAGACGTAATTGCGTCAGGTCAAATTGCAGTTTCAGTTTATGGATACGGCGCAATTGCAACCAAAATCGGTGCAGGCGCGTTTGGTATCAACAAGACCTGATAACTAGCCATTAACTAATCATGCGGCGGGTTCTCCCGATCTCGCCGCAGCAGTCGAAAGGAAACGGACATGCCAGCCATTGTTACAGCAAGTCAATTGCGCACGGTGCTTGGCGTGTCCGTTTCACTTTACAGCGACAGTTATTTAGACGAGATCATCAACACCAGCGAGGACGTCATTTTGCCAATGCTGGTTGCAAACGTTTCAGGCATTGACGCTTACAAGTTGAAAGACAACGTAGCTACTTTTTACACAATCCGCGAGCATTACTTTGTAGCTGGTCAATCAGTAATCGTGACAGGCTTACCTGCACCATTTAGCGCAACTTTTACAGTCGTTGACGCCGCGCCTTATTACTTCACAGCTGCACTTACAAATGCTGACGTCACATTGCGACCAATCGTGCCAAACGGCAAAGCAACCTTGTCAGGTTACTCAGCTGCTCAAATTTATGCCAGCACACCAGCAATTGAGTCAGCAATCTTGGCTGTTAGCGTTGAGGTCTTTCAATCACGCGTTGCAGCTGGTGGACAGATCGAGGGCGTGGACTTTGCCAGTTCGCCATACCGCATGGGTCGCAGCTTGACCAACCGCGTCAGCACATTGCTTATGCCTTATTTGGACGCCGAGACAGTGGTTCAATAAATGCCAGCAAACTCAATTGCCGAGACACGATCAGCTTTAGCAAACGCCTTTAGCGCGCTATCTGCAAACGTGTATCCAAGCGTGCCTGAGTCACCAATACCGCCAGCCATTGTTGTCGTACCTGACAGCCCATACATGGAAGTTGTGTTAATTGGCAAGGCAAAAACACAGGTCAAACTTAATTTTGCAATCACAGCCATTGTCGCCAGCAATAGCAATGCTGGGTCACTGGACAATCTAGAAAAGCTCATAATCGGAATTCTTGCGGCAATGCCCGCAGGATACGTCGTAGGCGTAATTGAAAAGCCAACGGTGTTGGAAGTAGGACAGTCTCCAATGCTTGTCGCTGACATAAACGTTTCGACTTATTACACTCAAACAACATAGGGGACAAAATGCCAACGACAATCATAACTGGTCGCGATTTAGTCGTGACCATTGCAACCGTTAACTATGACGCACAGGCGACCAGCGCAACTCTTGCGAACAGCCCAACCGTCGAGACATACCAAACACTGGACGGCAAGGCTTACAAGCACATTGACGATCAGTGGACTTTTGACATTTCAATGCTTGCTGACTGGGGCGCATCAGGTTCACTTTGCGAGGCATTGTGGACAGCTTGCGAAACAGCACCAAACACAACGCTGGCAGTTTCAATGACAGCGGTTACAGGCGCAGTTTTTGCATTTAACGTAATGCCAGTGTTTCCAAGCGTCGGCGGTGCTGCACCAGATGCACAGACCGTTGACCTATCATTTGTCGTAGTGGGAACACCTACTGAGACATTTAGCTAAAAACTACTAATCGGGAGACAAAATGAAACTACCAATCACAATTGAATACACAAACGGCGATCAGATCACTTACACAGCTGCACCGCCAGAGTGGGTCAAATGGGAAAAGCACACAGGACACACAATTGCTCAGGCACAGGAAAAGATCGGCATTTCCGATTTAGTGTTTCTTGCCTATCACGCTATGAAGCGTGAAGCAGCTGGAAAGCCTGTCAAGCCGATCGACATTTGGACAGAAGGTATCGCTGAGGTAATCGTAGGTGAGGCAAACCCAAAAGCTACGCCGTCGGAAGCCTTAGCAGAATAGTTTGGGAGGTAGCTCTGGCAACAGGGCTACACCCAGATGTTTTTGAGACAGCCGAGGACATACTGACCGTTATTGAGATTTTAGAAAGGCGAGCAAATGGCTAAAGATGCAATCAGCTATGACAAAAAAGAATTGCTTGCCATTGCCAAATCTTTTAAGGCTATGGACGTTGAAGCAACCAACCAAGCAAAAGAAGTGTCCTCAGAGCTTGCAGAATTTGTAAAACAACGCGTCAGTGCCGCAGCAGGTAAACGTAACAACCGAGCATCAAAGATTATTGCTGACGGTGCGACAGTCAAGAAATCATCAAAAATTGGTGAAATCAGTTACGGCTTTGCACGTCAGAAATTAAGCGGTGGAGGTACAACACAGCAGGTTTGGGGCGGTTACGAATTTGGCACAAATAAACCAAATCTAAAACAATTTCCTGTTTGGTCAGGTCGTGAAGGTAACGGCACGCGCGGTTGGTTTATTTATCCAACATTGCGAAGTGTACAACCTGAGATCATTAAAAAATGGGAACAAGGATTAGCCACAATTATTAAGAAGTACACATAATGGCAGAAAAAAGTCGTACCCTTAAACTCTCCATACTTGGAGACGTTAGCGACCTTAACAAATCGTTGAAAACTGCCACGGGCGACGTTGACACATTTGGCGACAAAATTGGCAAAGCAGGCGTTGCTATCGGTAAAGCATTTGCCGCAGCTGCTGCCGCTGCTGGTGCTGCCGCAATCGCAATCGGTATCGAAGGCGTAAAGGCTGCAATTGCTGACGAAAAGGCTCAGACACAATTGGCGCTTGCGTTGGAAAACGCTACGGGTGCAACCCAGGCACAAATCAAGGCAACCGAAGATTCAATTCTGCAAATGTCTTTGGCCACGGGTGTTGCTGACGACGCTTTACGCCCTGCGCTTGGACGTTTGGTTAGATCGACGGGCGACGTTACAAAGGCGCAAGATTTACTTTCAACCGCGCTGGACATAAGCACGGCAACAGGAAAACCGCTTGAAGCCGTTGCGAACAGTTTGGGCAAGGCGTATGACGGCAACACTGCCGCGCTTGGCAAATTAGGCATTGGGCTTGACGCAGCCGAATTGAAAACAATGTCATTTGAGCAGGTACAAGGTCGATTAACTGAATTGTTTGGTGGCGCTGCCGCTGCAAACGCTGAGACTTACGCGGGACAAATTGCACGCGTTCAAGTTGCATTCGACGAAGCGAAGGAAACCCTGGGCACTGCACTATTGCCAATCCTGGACAAGTTGTTAAAGTTCATCAATGAGAACGCATTGCCAGCAATCCAGGCATTTTCAGCAGCCTTCAGCCTGACCGAAGGTGACGGATTTGGCAGGGTTATTACTGACGTTGGCATGACATTAAAGAAAACATTCACACCGATCATTGAAGGCGTAAAATCGGTGTTTGATAGCGTCAAAACTGCCGTGCTTAATAGCAAGGACGAGTTTAAAGCCTTTTGGGACGTAGTCAAATTCATTGCGCCATTGGTCGGCAAGGCAATTGGCGATTCGCTAAAAGTCATTGGAGATATTGCGGAAGTGGTCATTACGATCATTGGCAAGGTATTAGGTGCGATTAAACCATTACTGAATTTTGCTATTGACGGAATCAATGCAGTCATTACGGGAATCAACTTAATCAAACCAGGCGCAGACATTGGTAAAATTCCAAAGATCGGTGCACCTTCAACTGGTACGGGCGCGCTGGGCAATTTCTCAATGTCAACGGGTTCAGTTTCAACGGCTTCAACAAGCAGCGTTTCAACCGCTGGTGTGACGACTAATGGCGCTGGTGTGACGACTGGTGGCGGCATTGCCAAGGTTGTTGCTTCAGCTGCGTCAGTTGCTAACAACATTGTGACGGGTAGTTTTAATGCTGGTTCATTCCGCGCAGCCGAAGCGGCAACCAGCGGGGCAACGTATAACATCAACGTTTCAGGTGCATTTGATCGCGAAGGCACTGCACGTGAAATCGTCAATACAATCAATGATTCTTTCTACCGCGGTACAGGTGGCGCAAATAACCTGCAATTAGCATGACCCAGTGGACGCCAGTTTGGAAAGTAGAGCTTGACGGCGTTGAATACACAGACGCGGTATTGGCTAACCTAACAATACGCACAGGTCGCACAAACATTTATGAGCAGGCACAGGCAGGTTATGTTAATTTGCAATTGCTAGACGTCAATCAAACAGCAATACCAGTCAACATAAACAGCACAATCAGCGTATCTGTCAAAGACTCGACAAACGCTTATGTAACGATTTTTGGCGGAAACGTCGTTGACATTGGTTTAGAGATACGCGACGTTGGCAGCACAATGTTTACACAGACTTACAGCATCACAGCATTGGGTGCATTGGCTCGTTTGCCAAAAGTCATTTACACCGACGCACTTGCCCGCGATTTTGACGGCGATCAGATTTTTGAAGTTTTGCAATCAGTTTTGTTTGGTTCATGGGTTTCAGTGCCGGGGGCGTTGACTTGGGCAACCTATAACCCGACAACAACCTGGGCAAATGCCCAAAACACAGGTTTGGGCGAAATCGATCGTCCAGGCAATTATGATCTTGCAGCGCGTGGCAGTGGACAAGATCCAATTGACGTTTATTCGCTTGTTTCAGCATTGGCAACTTCAGGGCTGGGCTATTTGTACGAGGACGCACAGGGACGAATTAACTATGCCGATTCGACCCACCGCACCAATTACCTTGCAGCAAATGGTTATGTCGATCTTGACGCCAATCAAGCACGCGCCGCAGGACTTAGAATTCAAACCCGCGTGGGCGATGTTCGAAATGCAATAACAATTAAATACGGCACAACCAGTCAAAATGACGTGTCCGATAGTGACCCAGCGTCAATCGCGCTTTATGGCAACCTTGCACAAATCATCACAACGACATTGCACGACGCAGCTGACGCCAACGCGCAGGCTGCGTTCTATTTGTCATTGCGTGCGAATCCGCAGCCAATCTTTAGCGAAATTTCGTTTGACCTGACAAACCCTGAAATTGATAATGCTGACCGTGACGCCCTAATCAACATTTTCATGGGTGAAGCCATTTCGTTGAACAACTTGCCGTTGAACATGTCGTCGGGTACGTTCCAGGGCTTCGTCGAAGGCTGGTCGTTTCAAGCCGCTTATAACCGTTTGAGCGTCACATTGTTGTTGTCGCCATTGGCTTATTCATTGCAGGCAATGCGTTGGAACGACGTTCCAATCACCGAAACGTGGTCAAGCGTGTCGCCGACACTTACATGGGAAAATGCGACAATAGTCGCTTAACGAGGGGAATAACATGGCAAATCCAACAACCAATTACGGGTGGGTTATGCCCACTTCAACAGATTTAGTCACCGACTTACCAGCCGATTTTGCGGTTTTCGGTCAAGCCGTTGACACGTCTTTGGCTGAGTTAAAAGGCGGGACAACAGGACAGGTGCTTTCAAAGACGTCCAACACTGACATGGACTTTACATGGATTGCCCAAGATGACATGAGCTTGACTATCAATGCTCAAACTGGTGCGTCATACACTGCCGTACTTGCCGACGCCACAAACACACTTGTCACAATGGACAACGCATCTGCAAACACTTTTAACATACCAACTGACGCAAGCGTTGCATTTGACATTGGAACAGTGTTAAACATTTACATGAAAGGCGCAGGCGTCACAACAATCACTGCGACAACACCAGGCACGACCACGGTTGTGTCATCAGGTGCAACAATTGGTTCACCAGTTTTAGCACGTTACAAGATCGCAAGCGCGATCAAACTAGCTGCTAATTCATGGACAGTCATTGGTGGCATTGCATAATGCGTAATCCAATTTTAGGAATTACCGCACAGGGAGCAACCAAAGCAGCACCTCCAACAATTGATTATCTCGTAGTTGCTGGTGGCGGCGGAGGCGGTCGGCTCGCTGGTGGTGGCGGCGCAGGTGGTTTTAGAACTGCAACATCTTTTTCTGTTAGCGGTAGCATTACCGTAACGGTTGGTGCGGGTGGTGCTGGAGCAACAAGTCGTGCTAATAACGGTGTGAACGGTAATAATTCAGTTTTTTCAAGCATTACATCAACTGGCGGTGGTGGTGGTGCATCAGGAACACCCACCAATGGTTCTAATGGTGGTTCAGGTGGTGGTGCAACTGCTGCTGGTACAGGTGGTACTGGAACAGTTGGTCAAGGTAAAGATGGTGGTACAGGTGGTGGACAATCTGGTGGTGGCGGTGGTGGTGCTACATCTAATGGTGTAAATGCAGCTGATTCAGCTAATGGTGGTGCTGGTGGTGGTGGTACATCTAATTCTTACAGCGGTTCTGCCGTAACTTATGCAGGTGGTGGTGGTGGTGGTGGTGACACAACCGCAGGTTCAGGCGGATCCGGCGGTGGTGGTGCTGGTTCAATTGGAAACGATAACGCAACCGCAGGTACTGCAAATCGTGGTGGTGGTGGTGGAGGTTCACGCGACTCTGGCGGTACTGGCGGCAACGGAGCCAATGGTGGTTCAGGAATTGTTATTATTCGTTATTCTGACGCTTTCAGAGATTTAGCCAGTATTGACGGCGGCTTAACTTATAGCAAAACTTCCAGCGGTGGAAATACAATTTATACTTTTACTGCGGGAACAGGATCGGTGAATTGGTAATGGCTCATTATGCTTTTTTAGATGAAACTAACATTGTTACTGAAGTCATTGTCGGTATTGACGAAACACAATTGATCGAAGGCGAAAGTCCCGAGGTTTGGTACGGCAATTTCAGAAATCAGGTGTGCAAGCGCACTTCATACAACGGCACAATTCGCAAAAATTACGCAGGCATTGGTTACGAATACAACGTTGTTTTAGACGCATTTGTACCGCCAAAATGCCATGACGAAGCAACATTAAATAACGACACAGCACAATGGACATGCGAAAACGAGGCACACTATGTCGATTTATCCTGACGGTACAAATGCGCGGCTGATCGAGGTCGCCGCAGCTGAGGTCGGAACAATTGAGGAAGGCGACAACCTTACAAAGTACGGCAAATTCACAAAGGCAGACGGTTTGCCGTGGTGCGGTTCATTTGTCAATTGGTGCGCAAATCAAGCTGGCGTCAAAATTCACAGCGTTGTTGGCACAGCTGTTGGCGCACATAAATTTAAGGAAATGCAACGCTGGTCAACTATGCCTCAGCTTGGCTATTTGGCTTTCATGGACTTTCCACATGACGGCGTTGACCGCATTTCACACATTGGCATTGTTGTCGGACTCATTGACACAAAGACATGTTTGACCATTGAAGGCAATACGTCTGGGACAGGCGATCAACGCAATGGTGGCATGGTTATGGTCAAAGTCAGATCGTACGGAGAGGGCAAGGAGATCGTCGGTTTTGGCATACCTAAATTTGTGCCATACAAGGGCGAATTTCCACAGGTAGATGCACCAGCTGCAAAAGCAGCCGCAGTCAAAAAGGAGAGCAAAAAATGGAACAAGCAAAAGCCGTAGCAGCCTCATGGGCGCGATCATTTATGGCAGCAGCACTTGCCCTATACATGGCAGGCGTGACTGACCCAAAGACATTGGCAATGGCAGGTGCAGCAGCTGTTGCGCCAGTGATCTTGCGCTGGCTTAATCCAAATGACAAAAGTTTTGGCAACTTGGGGAAGTAGCCAGAAACTTGCGGCGGCATGCTTGGTTTGGGCACTTGCACTAAGCATGTCCGCTTGCGGGTATCAAGGCTGGACGCGCTATGAGTGTCAAGAATTCGACAACTGGTCAAAAGCGGAGTGTCAGAAACCGCAATGCCTCCCAACTGGAACATGCACTGACGACCTACTTGGCATTGACCCGTGATAAGCCAGCACGTCGCAAATCACCAGAGGAAATACACGCACAACTGATCCTGATTATTGGGGCAACACT